AACTGACGTGCAGGAGAGGACTGGCACCGTCCAGTCTGAGGGGCGGGGACGCTATGAACCTCCTGCACGTTTCAATAAGGAAGCACAGGCCGAATGGGAAAAGGCTCCTGACAATGTCAAGGCTGAAATCCATCGCGCTCTGAAAGAGAACGAAGACGGCATCAAGCGGTATAAAGAGACCGCAGACCGGTATGAGAAGATCCGCGAATATGACGAGATGGCTCGCAAGTCCGGTCGCGAAGGTGTTCACGAGTCCTTGAAGCAGATCAAGGAAATCGAAGACACGTTTCAGCGCAACCCGATTGAGGGTCTGAAGAAGATCACCGATCACTTCGGTTATAATCTCCAGGCGATTGCCGCGCACATCACCGGTCAGAACCCTAACCAGCAGGTAGCTGAAGCTCACCAGACGATTCAGCAGCTTCAGGCTCGCATCAGGGACATGGAGGAAGAGGCGCGTGCTCCCGGAATTGTGCAGGATTTCTTCACGAAAAACCCTGATGCATCAGACCATACTGACGAGATAGCTTTTCTTCTAAAAACTGGTATTGTTTCAACATTGGAAGACGCTCACGAGTATGTGAAAATGTTTTCCCGCTCTGGAAAGAGCAGCACGGCCTCAGAAGCCACCGGAAGCCAGTCGCTCACACCGACACAAGATGACGATGCTCATACCATCTCATTGGCTACGCCCAACCCGGCAGGGCAGAAATCCGTAACCGGCGCTCCGTCATCTTCCACGGAAACAGCGAAGAAATTCGAAGCGTCAAAATCCCCCTTGGATGCAGTGCGTAAAGCTGCTGCCCGACTAGGCTAAATGAGGTCAATCGATGCCTATTCAGACTAACACCAATTACCAACAGGTGCTTTCCATGGCACTTGAAGACCGTTCGAAGACTTGGCAGGACATTATTTCCAACGCCATCCCGTTCTTCGACGTTCTCCGTCGCAAGGGACTGTGGCAACCGTATAGCGGTCCCACGATCCGTCAGACGCTCCTCTTCGATCTGCCGCAGATCCAGTGGTATTCGGGTTATGACTTCCTGGCAAACCCGCCGCGCGAACTGTTCAACGACGCGTACTTCACCCCGAAGATGGCTGCGACTCCTATTTCGCTGACCATGCAGGAAATCCTCAACAACTCCGGTCAGGCCCAGATTTTCGACGTGATGGCAGAATACATCAACGCCGCAGAAATTGGTCTTGCCCAGGGTATGGATCTTGCACTTTACGGTGACGGCACGCTGGGTGGCGGCAAAGCCATCGGTGGCCTTGGTCTGGCTGTTCCGATTGTCAACAACACCGGCACATATGGCGGCATTTCCCGCCTGAACTTCCCGATCTGGCGCACTCAGTCGTATGATGCGAACACCGCATTCCCGACTATCGGCACGCAGATTGATTCCACGACCATCCGTCCTATCCTGAATACGATCTACAACGACGTGACTCGTGGCAATCGCCGTCCTGACCTTCTCCTGATGTCGTCCCAGCACTGGAATGCCTACGATGCGTCCCTCGTGGCTCACCAGCGCATTACCAACGAAAACGGCATCGGTCGCCTTGGCTTCTCTACCCTACAGTACATCGGTCCCGGCTCCGGTCGCGGCATCGAAGTGGTGTTCGGCGGCGGCAAGGGTTCCAACATGCCAGCCAATACGACGTTCGGCCTTGAAACCGACTCGTTCCGTATGCGCTACAACCCTGATCGTAACTTTGACACGCTGTTCAAGGGTGACGGCATGAAGCCGATCAACCAGGACGCCATCGCTCAGTTTGTAGGTTTCATGGGCGAAATCACGATGACCAATCCGATCTTCAACTTCCGTCTCTATGATTCGGTTCCGTGATAGCGAGTTCTCTAGGAAAGGATGACTGACATGGTATTTCGCACTACTCCTAGCCTCGGTCCCGATGTTGAGCAGGCAGCAACTGCTTACTACTGGGACTTTGGTTCTACGACTCCGGCAGGCGTGCAGCTTGGCTCCTATCAGGTAGGCTCCCGCGTCTCTGGATCTGATGGCTGCGACTATCTGCACGTAAAGGCAGGTGGTGGTATCGCCGCAAACACTCAGGTTGCCATCACCTCTGATGGTACTTTCGTGGCTACGACTGGCGGCACCAGCGGGTTCTACACCGTTGCTGCCGTTCTATCTGGCCAGTTCTGCCACGTCCGCAAGGGCAACGTAGTTCCGACTGCGTAACATGAAACGAGGGGAGATTGCCGCCGCAGTCTCCCCTTGTCCCTAATCCTCCTCAGACAAGGATCAAACCATGAATTTCGACATCTACAGCACAATGCCAAGGTCGCGTGAGCAGGACGACAATTCGCTCGTCATCTTCCGCAACCCGACAGAAGAAGAAATGGAAGGCTTTATTGACGCCAAGGCTACGCGCGACAATGGACGAACCATGTACAAGGAAAGCCTGACGCTCTGTGAAATCCGCTGGCCTGCCGATAGGCAGCGTGTCGGCGTTTATCCGGCCCATGCTATCAAGGCGAACGTCCGTGGCGAGGATATCACCTACGCCATGTGGTACGCTCCAGAATTTGAAGCCTACGTCAAGAAGCGCAGCCCGACGATCACCGGAACACCGCTTGAGCAGCTTCCGTTCCTAAGCCAGACGCGCCGGTACGAACTCAAGGCTCTGAACGTCCTGAGTGTCGAGGTTCTCGCTGGCCTTGATGGTCCTGCATTGTCTAATCTCGGCATGGGCGGTCGTGAGCTTCAGCAGCAGGCCAAGGCATGGCTTGAGAACGCCAAGGGTAGCGCCGACGTTGTCAAGATGGCAGCTGAGAACGCCGACCTTCGCAAGATGATGGAAGACATGCGTGAAGAGATGCGCAGCATCATGACGGGCACGAAAGCCCATCTTGCTGCGGCTCCGAATGACAACCCATTCCTTGGCATGACGGATGATGCTATTAAGGCATATATCAAGGATAAAGCAGGGACTTCTCCCCGTGGAAATCCCTCTCGCGACACCTTGATCCGCATGGCGCAGGAAGTCGCTGAACGCGTACAGGAGAATGCTGCTTAATGTCATTCCTCACAGCGGCTCAGAAGGCATCATTACGTCTCATTTCGAAGAAGCCAATTCAGTTCTTCGGAAGCACGAACACATTCGAGCAAGAGTTATGTGATCTTTCTTCTGAAGTCGCTGAGGATATCGTTAAGCGCAAGGACTGGAGAAAGCTCACCGTACTAAAGGGTCTACCGGGGGATGGAGTCACGAAAGGCTTCGATCTCCCGGATGACTGGGACCACATGCCAAAGGGCATGATGATCCACCAGCAGGACTGGTTCGGGTGGAACTATGTACAGGTTACCGATCTTAACTCGTGGCTTACTCTTCTCAATGGCGCGACCATGGTTACGCCTGGAACGTGGATCATCCTCGACGGACAGACGCAGTTCATTCCTCCGATTTCGAACGGCGAAACGGCCCAGTATTACTACATCTCCAAGAACATCGTTCAGGCTGCGGATGGGACCAGAAAATCAACATTCGATGCCGATACTGATTCTCTTATATACGACGAGAGTCTGCTGACACTCGGCTTGATGTGGATGTGGAAAGCCCAGAAGGGGATGGCCTTTCAGCAGGACTTCGACAACTACGAAACTCGCCTTGACGAGGTAGGTGGGCAGGAGAAGGGATCTCAGGTACAGGTGGTCACAGACGGCCGCTTCAGAGGCAACTACCCGTTCAGGAATCAATATGGCTGGGGATGGTAAATGCGGCGCGCAGCCCAACAGGCAGTACAACGAGTTTCACAGCTAGCTACGTTCCCTGCTGCCAATAGCGGCTGGATTTCCAATCAGTCCCTTGCTTCTCCCAACAAGCAGATAAACGGGGCGTTTGTCCTACAAAACTGGTTTCCGACAGCCACTTCGCTTCTTCTCCGACGTGGAACGGAAAAGTATGCAACATTGGGAAATGGCACACTTTCCGTAGATACTCTGATGTCTTACTCGTCCGGCAACCAGGAGAAGCTCTTCGGTGCGACCAGGACTAATATTTATGACATTACCGTTGTCGCTGATCCGAATATAAGCCCGACTCCTGTCGTTACGGGACAGACGGATGGTAATTGGTACTTCACGCAGTTCTCCACGACTGGAGGAAACTACCTGATCGCCGTCAATGGCAACGATCCAATGCAGATTTACGATGGGACAGCATGGTACGCTATCACGAACCAGAACGTCTACAAGATCAACTTCGACGCCAAAACGTCGCCTTTCACAGTTGGCGCTACCGTCACGGGTGGAACCTCAGGCGCTTCAGCGGTTATTTCATCCATTGTCGATAACGGCACGACTGGATGGCTGATCGTCGGAACCATTACCGGAACGTTCGTAGATAACGAGTTGGTTACGGGCGGCGGTGGGTCTGCTACCGTGAATGGCGTTGCAGACCAGTTGTTTGTTGGCATCACTGGTGTCGATACGTCTGATCTTATCTACGTCTGGTCCTTCAAGGGACGCCTGTTCTTCATTGAAAAGAACTCCCTCAACGCATGGTATCTTCCCGCTGACGCCATCGGTGGGGCTATGACGATACTGCCGTTGGGTGGGGAGTTCTCACTAGGCGGGTTCCTTTTGATCGGTGCTAGCTGGTCGCTGGATACATCAGGATCTGGCGGTCTTTCTGAGCAATGCATTTTCATTTCGAATGAGGGGCAGGTTCTTGCCTTTCAGGGCACTGATCCAAGCGCGGTGGCAACATGGACGAAGGTGGGCCGGTACAGGACAGGCAAGCCTCTCGGCGCGAAATCGTTCATCACCGCTGGTGGTGATTTGATCATGTCCACGACGTTGGGGTTTGTTCCCCTTTCTCAGGTTCTGCAGAAGGACGTTGCCGCGCTCTCTCCGAATGCCGTTTCCTACAGCATTGAGACGCAGTGGAACGATCTCGTTGCTCTGAGAGGTGAAACCCCTTGGCACGCCAAGACGTGGCCAGAGAACCAGATGGTGGTCATTGCGCTGCCAACGGTTAACGGACAGCCGCCGAGAATGCTGATTACGAATGCCCGTACAGGGGCATGGACGGAATACACCAACTGGAACGGACACTGCCTTGAGACCATCAACGGGCGGCTTTTCTACGGGTCTGACAACGGTATTGTCGTTGAGGCGAACGTTACCGGTACGGACATGGGAACCGTCTATACGGGCGTTTACGTGCCTCTATTCGATGATCTTGGATCGCCAGCTTCGTTGAAGGCAGCGAAGAACATCCGCGTCTTTTCCCGAAGCCCAAAGGACGTTGAAGTACAGGGTTCCATGCAATTTGACTACGTTTACAGCTTCATCCAAAGCCCACAGTCTCCGATCATCAACTCTCAATCAGAATGGGGGACGGCGATATGGGGAACTTCGGTATGGGGTGGTGATGCAGTTATAAAGCCTCAGATGCAGTGGGAGTCAGCGGGTGGTCTCGGCTACGCCCTGGCTCCTGATATCCAGATTACCAGCGGTTCAATCGTTCCGCTGGATGTTGAGATCATACGAACTGAAATCCTGTTTGACGTAGGGCAGATTATCTCTTGATCGTATCAGACGACAGAGTTGTTAAATTCGTAAGCCAGAAGCTGAACGTTTCATTTATTCCGCCCCTGACATGTATCGGCATTGAAAAGGAAGGCGAAATAATCGGAGGCGTAGTCTTCAATGTATTCGAAGGTTCGGACGTCCACGTTTCTGTTGCTGGGTCTGGATTTTCCAAGGGATTTCTGGCAGATATAGGTAATTACGTCTTCGATGTTCTCAAGTGCGCAAGAATGACTGCCGTCACTGAGGATATGAAGATCGTAAAGTTTGGGGAACGGCTTGGGGGGAAATTTGAAGGTGTACTGAGGAATCATTTCG